CTGTCATAATAGAATCATAGACACGAAAGAGAAATGACAAACATCGAAATCAAAGGTTCACTAGCAAGACTACTTGCAACAGAGAACCTAGTTGTAGAGCACAAGCAAGTACCGACTGCATCATTCGATGTTGCTAACAGAGTCTTGACACTTCCAATGTGGACAAGAGCAAGCGATACAGTTTACAACCTACTAGTAGGACATGAGGTAGGACACGCATTATATACACCTAACTCACCAGACTTTGACAAACTTCCATGCCCAATGGCATTCCTAAACGTTACAGAGGATGCACGTATTGAGAAGTTAATGAAGCGTAAGTACCCAGGACTTTCAAAAGACTTCTACGGTGGATATTCAGAACTACACAGTCAAGACTTCTTCATGGTAGAAGACAAAAACCTAGAAGAGTTACCTTTAATCGACAGAATCAACCTTCACTTCAAGATCGGTGCGTATGCAATGATGCCTTTCAATGCTGCTGAGACCCCTCTAAAAGACGCTGTGGCAGTTGCTGAAACATTTGAAGAGGCAATCGCTGCTGCTGATGCTATTTGGAAGTACACCCAAGACAACCAACCAGAGAACACAGAAGAGGAAGATGACCTAGAATCAGAGGGTTTTGGAGCAACACCATTCGATCAAGGACAAGAAGATCAAGAAGATTTCGGTCCACTAGAAGATCTATCAACAGGTAAGGGTGGTGAAGATTCACCAAACCCTCAGCATATGCCTGACTTCGACTCACCAGAATCTAAGGAAGAGCAAGGTGAGAATGGAGAGGGTGATAACCTCCACAGTCTTGGTCCAAACGAAGCACTAGGTTATGCTAGACCAAGTATTGATGTTGTAGAGACACAGAGATCATTCGACGCACAGGCATCTCAACTAGCAGATGAGAACCAAAGAGAAATCTCTTATGCATCATTCCCTAAGAAAATTGATCACGATAATATCATCGTTTCACCACAAAAAATCTGGGATGCAGCAGAGAAAGAATGGCAAGAATGGGTGATAGCAGGGTATGTGGAGAAAGGTCAACCAAGTCCATTCGATGAAGTAGATGCTAAATTTGTATCATTCTGTAAACGCACTGCTAAGGATGTCAACTATCTAGTAAAGGAGTTTGAGTGTAAGAAAGCAGCATCAGCATATGCAAGACAATCTATTGCTAAGACTGGTGTTCTTGACACTGCAAAACTTCACACCTACAAGTTCAACGATGACATCTTCAAGAAGGTAACTCGTACTCCTGATGGTAAGAACCATGGTCTTGTATTCCTACTAGACTGGTCAGGTTCTATGGCATGTGAGATTTACGAAACTATATGTCAGGTTATCAACCTATGTCAGTTTTGTAAGAAAGTCGGTATTCCTTTTGATGTATATTCATTCGTTGTTGACGGTGGTATGTCTCTAATCGCAGAAGGTAAAGAGTACAACGATTCCTACTACGAAGATGATGGATCATCTCTATTCACTTCATCAAGAAATGTTGGTGAGTTCTTTATCGACAAGAGATTCAGACTCGGCAACCTTCTTTCTAGTGATACTCATACTAAGGTGTTCAATAAGAATTGTAAGAACCTCTATCGCGTAGCAAACTATTATGCTCAACGTAATCACTGGGAGTCAAGTGCTCCTCGTCCTCCTAAGTTTATGGGTCTTGGCGGTACTCCACTTAATGAAGCACTTGTTGTAATGCAGTCTTACTTAGGTAAGTGGAAAGCAACAAAGAATGTAGAAAAGACACACCTAATAGTTTTGACTGATGGTGAGTCACAGTGCCTACCAACATGCAAACAAGGAGTGTCGGGTGGATGGAGAGAGTTAGATAGTGGATCAATATATCCTGACTACAACCAGTACAATACAGTGATCAGACACAAAGGTCGTCACTACGCTACTGTACATAACGCTAACTCAGAAATGACTCAACGTTTACTAGAAGTAATCAGAGAGACAAATCCAGGATCTAATGTTCTTGGTATCAGAATATGCCCTAGTCGTGGGTTCAGATATTTCCTAAGTCACTTAGGCATCCATGACTACAACAAAGCAACTTCAATCCATAAGAAGTTCAAGAAAAACAAGTGTGCTGTTGTACAGAATGTTGGTTACAATGAACTATATGTTCTTGCTTCAAACTCATACAACGAAGATACAGAAATGGATGTTAAAGAAGATGCAACCAAGGCAGAAATCAAACGTGCCTTCGGTAAGTCTTTGAAGTCAAAGTCTATCAACCGCGCTATGTTATCCTCCTTCGTAGGACAGATAGCATAGTGTCCACTATGTGCTTACAAACCACATAGAATCATATACAATTAGATCATACGAAACAAACAAATAGATTATGCCATTCGCACCCGCACCAGTCACAACACAAGACCTAGTAGACTACCTTTCAAATAAGTTCGGTCTTGATGTTACTACACCAAATCTTCTTGATGCTGCTGACAAATACAATGTGTCATATGCAACAGTCAAGAAAAGATTAAAGCAATTCAAAACAGGTATCGGTAAGTGGAACCTGACTATCGCAGAAAAGTTAGAGCAGAACTTCCAGAGTAAGTCTGCTAACAAGACAACTCTTGTTGATTCTTTTGACCCTGCATACCTAGCAGGCAAAGATCTTATTCCTGCTAAGGACCCTAACTATGTTCCCTTCGGTAACTTCACTGACTTAAAGAAAATCATCAAGTCAGAAGTGTTCTACCCTACATTCATCACAGGTCTATCAGGTAATGGTAAGACATTCGGTGTTGAGCAGGCATGTGCCCAGTTAGGTAGAGAACTCATCAGAGTCAACATCACAGTCGAGACTGACGAAGATGATTTGATCGGTGGTTTCAGACTTGTTGATGGCAACACAGTATGGCACAACGGTCCAGTGCTAGAAGCACTACAAAGAGGTGCAGTTCTATTACTCGATGAGTTAGACTTAGCATCCAACAAAATCTTATGTTTACAATCAATCCTAGAAGGCAATGGAGTATTCCTTAAAAAGATCGGCACGCAAGTTTCTCCCGCGAAAGGTTTCACGGTGGTTGCAACCGCTAACACCAAGGGAAAAGGTTCTGATGACGGTCGCTTTGTTGGTACTAATGTTCTAAACGAAGCATTCCTAGAAAGATTCCCACTCACATTCGAGCAAGAGTATCCTTCAATCAAGATCGAACAGAAGTTACTACATAACTACTGCTCTGAGTTGAAGTGCTGTGACGATGAGTACATCGAGAACTTAGGTACATGGGCAGAGATCATCCGTAAGACTTTCAAAGAAGGTGGTGTTGATGAAGTCATCTCAACCAGAAGACTTGTACACATCATTCGTGCATTCGCTATCTTCAAGGACAGAGTTAAAGCAATCAAACTTTGCCTCAACAGATTTGATGATGAGACAAAGACTGCATTCCTAGAACTATATTCTAAGATTGATGCTAAGGCAGTTCTTGATGAGAATCCACTAACAGTTGACGTAGACTAATTTCTCTGCTAGTATATAATCATGAACAAATATCGTGAAAACGAGACTCTACAAATCGTCCAACAGTATGTCGATAACACATACCAAGGACATTATGTAGGGGATGATCAAGACAAGACACAGACCTTAGACCTTTTAGAGTCCATAGGTACTGTGTCTGACTTTTGTCAATCTAACATCATAAAATATGCTGCTAGGTTCGGCAAGAAAAATGGCAAGAATAAGTCTGACTTACTAAAAGTCATGCACTATGCTATACTACTGTACCACTTCTCAAACTTTGATAATGATTCCTGATTCTATGAAAATTTCTGATGAACAACTAGAAGTATTTAATATCTTCAAACTAATTAATCCTTCTATACTATTGAAACCAGGGCAGAGAGTATCCACTATCTCTAACAACAAAAACATTATGGGAGTGGCAGATTTTAACACTCTCAATATCCCTGTTCAAGCACCAATCTATGATCTACATGTGTTTCTAAACACTATGTCTATTGTATCTGGTGGT